AAATTAAAACTAGTTATAAAGACAACAAACGAACATTGCTATCAACACACTTTTGAATTCGCAAGCGTTCAAACTCTCCCCGTGATTACACGAAACTCACTAGCCACACAAGGCAATCAAGTTTCCAGTGACTCACACCAACAGTTCTCTTTGAACTTTTCGCACCAACATTCGCACAAATGGCAACAATCCTATTTGGATCGATTGTTACTCCAATTGCACTCCCGTTGTCTGAGGGGTGCAAGATGGCAATCACAGGTCTAGATATGGTGAAACCAGCTCCAGTTACAAAGGAGCAGATGGCTGGCACACAGTTATCCATGAAGAGCATCGGTGGTGCTCTAAGAAGAGCCAGTAATGTGCTCATATCTGAGTATGAGGCACAGATGCGTAGGTTTGATGAAAACCTGCGAAAGGACCCTTTAATCCAGAAAGGGCTATTCGTGAAACAGTACAGTCCAATCAAACGTACAAAAGATGGATGTGTTCGCATTCGCAATTTAACGATGATCCAAGCTGAGGCATGCAAAGCACGTGCAGACAAAGAAGCGCAAGAAACTTTGCGTTTTATGAATGGGGAGTATAATAATCATGAGTATGTTGGCTGTGTTAAGGAGCCAATGATACTTAACACTGGTTGTAGCGTTGGTTTCAGGACGCCGTTTTATAAAAGAACTTGTAAACGTACAAAGCAAACGGAGAAGAGAAGGAAAACAACTCCACTGTCTATTGTAATGAAAGAAGTGCTGTCTATAGCTTGCTCAACAGGAGTGAAGCTAGAATTTATTCAAAAGACAAAGAGGAGGAATATTGTTGCAACGTATGTGCAAAGAGAAAACAGCGTGCTACCAAAGGTTGATCTACTACACCAGAAGGGTAGGTTCGTCAAAGAAGAGCTAGCACTTTCTTCATCACAAAGAATCCTCACAGATTTGTGTATGTTTGCTCGCTATAATGGAATCAAAGACAAAAATATAACAATAGGCGACAGCGGATTGGTGTTCGATAAAAGATCGGACATAACAACAAAGAATACACATCTTTCACATTTCGTGGTCAGAGGAAGAAGAAATGGAAAACTTGTTAATGCCTTGGAAAAGACTGATTGTCTGTATGATATACATCATTACTCTCAGTCGCCAGAACAGCAGTTTTCCTATGGCTGGAAACAAGTTTTCGATAGGATGGCTTCACAAGTGAACGAGCATGAATGTACAGTGGACTACGATAATGTGAAGTGTGGAGAGGTGGCAGCGACTATAAGCCAGACATTTTTGCCTGTAAAGAAATTGTCATGTAGCAAGTGCAGGAGTCACATACAGAATTTGAGTTGGGATGAGTATAAGACTCTCATATTAACTCATATGGGATATTGTGATGAAATTTGGAAATCTTACCAAGATAACCCTGAAATGATGTCAGTGCAAAGGGTGGTGAATGATGTAGCATATGAGACCACAAATCTCGATACATCAATGGAGATTGTACGGTTAACCCAGAATTACACAAGTGTGCATATGTTGCAGATTCAGGATATCAATAATGCGCTTATGAAAGGGAAGTCGGTGAACCAGAAAGAATTAGACAAGGCGTCAAAACAGCTGCTTGCCATGACCCAGTGGTGGAAAAACCATATGACTCTCACAGATGAGGACGCATTTAAGACGTTTCGTAATAAGCGTTCTTCCAAAGCCATGATCAACCCAAGCTTATTATGTGATAACCAACTTGATAAGAATGGCAACTTTGTATGGGGCGAGAGGGGCAAACATTCAAAACGTTTCTTTTCAAATTTCTTTGATGAAGTTATTCCCTCGGAAGGGTATGATAAATATGCTATAAGGAAGGGTCCAAATGGACAAAGAGAGCTAGCAATAGGTTCTTTAGTTGTTCCTTTGGATTTTGATAGGGCAAGAATGGCATTGCAAGGGAGAAGTATCAAAAGGGAGCCAATCACAATGGCTTGCATTTCAAGACAAGATGGCAATTTTGTTTATCCATGCTGCTGTGTTACTCAAGACGATGGAAAAGCCTTCTATTCTGATTTGAAGAGCCCAACAAAGAGACATCTCGTGGTTGGAACATCTGGAGACCCAAAGTATATAGACTTGCCAGCCACCGACTCAGATAGGATGTACATAGCAAAAGAAGGCTACTGTTATTTGAACATATTTCTAGCTATGTTGGTGAATGTTAATGAGGATGAAGCAAAAGATTTTACCAAGATGGTGAGAGATGTAATTGTACCGAAACTTGGCAAATGGCCAGCTATGATGGATGTAGCAACAGCTGTTTACATGTTAGCAGTTTTCCATCCAGAAACAAGGAATGCAGAATTACCAAGAATTTTGATTGACCATGTAACACAAACAATGCATGTTATCGATTCTTTTGGATCCTTGACTGTTGGATATCATGTTCTGAAAGCTGGTACTGTTAATCAGCTAATTCAGTTTGCTTCTAATGATCTTCAAGGGGAACTTAAGCATTACAGAGTTGGTGGTGACGTTCAGAGAAAGATGAGATGTGAGACGGCATTGTTTTCTAGCATTTTCAAGCCTAAAAGAATGTTGCAAATACTTGAGAACGATCCATACGTACTTTTACTGGGTTTAATGTCACCATCAGTTCTAATACACATGTATAGAATGAAGCATCTAGAAAAGGGTGTTGAACTGTGGATAAATCAAAATCAAAGCGTGGCAAAAATATTCTTGATTTTAGAGCAATTGACTAAGAAACTTGTTGTGAATGAAATGTTACTTCAGCAATTACAGCTCATTTCAAAAACTGCACCACAAGTACATGAATTGTTTCTTGATTGTCCAAAGCATTTTCACTCATACTCAATGATTAATGGATATTTGACAACATTGGTGGATAAGGAGGAAACAAATGACATCTTGTGGAAATCGGGGTTTCATCATATTCATGAAGGTCTTGAAATAGCGTATGAAAAAACTTGTGTGAAACGATTGCAACAGGAGTGGCGCGCTTTAAACTTGTTGGAAAAATCTTTTGCAACATGGCAATTGAAAAGGTTCTCAATACCTACGGAAGAATATTTGACAAAGCAAGCTGTCACAGAAAAGACAGAATCTTCAAGAAGATTTGCAAATGTGTGCTTTATGACGGCTCAGTCACACCTAAGAAATGTTCAAAATACAATTTTAGCGCGATGTGATAAAATTCGTACATCTGTGACGCGCAGTTTGGTAAATATGGTTGTGAGTACTATTCGAAGGTGCTATAGTGATATTATATATCTTGTAAATGTGATGCTAATCTTTTCGTTGTTGGTGGAGATGGTTTCAGCACTTAGAAAGATTATTGATTCTGTCCAAACAGCCAAACATAGGGCAGTCGTGCTACAAAAACAAGAAAACGAAACCACAGTGTATAACATGTATAGAACATATGTGGAAATAAGAGGTGAGAAGCCAACAAAAACAGAATTTCTGGAGTATGTTGATGAGGGTAGGCCAGAGCTTGTACAAATCGTCATGTATCTAGTTAACGATCATGAGCATAATCACGTCACAACACAAGCAAAAACAGAGAAGCAACGACAACTTGAAAAGATAGTGGCATTCATGGCATTGTTGGCAATGGTCATTGATTCTGAACGAAGTGATGCTGTTTCTAAAGTTTTGTCGAAGCTCAAATCTGTATTCATAACAATGGGTGAGGAAGTTAGGGTGCAGAGTCTTGATGATATACAAAATCTTGAAGAAGACAAGCTGCTCACAGTGGATTTTGATCTTGAAACATCAAAGGAACCAACATCTGTTTCTTTTGATGTTAATTTTGAAGATTGGTGGAATAGACAGTTGCAGCAGAACAGAGTCACACCACACTACAGAACTAGTGGTGAATTTTTGGAATTTACCAGAGAAACAGCAGCAAAAGTAGCCAATCATATATCAACTTCAACATCAGTTGAGTTTCTGATTAGAGGAGCAGTTGGCTCGGGCAAATCAACTGGATTGCCACACCACTTATCAAAGAAAGGAAAAGTGTTATTGCTTGAACCAACAAGACCTTTAGCTGAAAATGTTAGTAAGCAACTGAGCAAAGATCCTTTTTATCATACAACAACGCTCAGAATGCGCGGTCTTAGTAAATTTGGTTCGAGTAACATTACTATTATGACAAGTGGTTTCGCATTTCATTATTATGTGAATAATCCTCATCAGTTGATAGATTTTGATTTTATCATTTTGGATGAGTGCCATGTATTGGACAGCTCTGCAATAGCTTTTAATTGTGCATTGAAGGAATATGAATATTCAGGAAAGCTATTGAAAGTTTCGGCTACACCACCAGGAAGAGAATGTGAATTTGTAACTCAGTATCAAGTGAAACTTAAAACAGAAGATCAATTGTCTTTTCAACAATTCGTGCAAGCACAAGGTACAGGATCAAATGCTGACATGATTCAACATGGACATAATTTGCTCGTCTATGTCGCTAGCTACAATGAAGTTGATCAATTATCAAGGTTGCTAAATGAGCGTCAATTTAAGGTGACTAAAGTGGATGGTCGCACAATGCAAATGGGTAGTGTTGAGATAAACACATGTGGTGTGGAAGGAAAACCCCACTTCATTGTAGCTACCAATATAATTGAAAATGGTGTTACAATTGATGTTGATTGTGTGATTGACTTTGGTCTCAAAGTGGTAGCAACTCTTGATAGTGATAACAGATGTGTTAGGTATGACAAGAAAGCAGTTACATATGGTGAGAGAATTCAGAGGTTAGGACGTGTCGGAAGGTGCAAGCCAGGATTTGCTTTGCGCATTGGGCACACTGAAAAAGGTGTAGAAGAGATACCAGAATTCATTGCAACAGAAGCAGCTTTTCTCTCTTTTGCTTATAGCTTGCCCGTTACGAGTCAAGGTGTTTCCACAAATGTTTTATCAAAGTGTACAGTGAAACAAGCGAGGAGTGCACTGAATTTCGAGCTTACTCCTTTCTTTAGCACTCACTTTATTCGGTATGATGGGAGCATGCATCCTGAAATTCATAGATTGTTGAAAAGATTCAAGTTGAGAGAATCAGAGATGGTACTCAATAAACTTGCAATACCCTACAAATTCACAAGTCAATGGTTAACAGCAAAATCATATGAAAGAATGGGTGTGCATATACAGTGCAACGAGAATGCAAGAATTCCTTTCTTTGTTAATGGTGTTCCTGATAAACTTTTTGAAGCGTTATGGGATGCAGTTTGCAAATATAAACATGATGCAGGTTTTGGCAGAGTTTCAAGTGTGAATGCAACAAAAGTGAGCTATACTCTCAGTACTGACCCAAGCGCAATTCCAAGAACGATTGCAATAATCGATCATTTACTTGGAGAAGAAATGATGAAGAGGAATCACTTTGATACCATAGGCTCAGCAACCACAGGTCATTCTTTTACATTAGCAGGGATAGCAGAAGGAATACGAAAGAGATATCTTAAGGATCATTCACAACAGAATATAGCAACTCTACAGCAAGCAAAAGCACAATTGTTGGAGCTTAACAGCACATCTTTTGACGCAAATAATTTGAGAAGTATCGAAGAGCTTGGAGTGCTTAATGCTGTCAGATTGCAAAGTAAGGAGGAGATGTGTAAGTTTTTGCAACTCAAAGGAAAGTGGGATGGAAAGAAGTTTATGAATGATATTTTCGTTGCTGCATTAGCTTTGCTAGGTGGTGGGTGGATGATGTGGGATTATTTCATCACGAAAATGCAAGAGCCAGTCAACACTCAAGGAAAGAAGAGAATGACACAAAAACTCAAATTTAGAGATGCCTATGATAGAAAGGTTGGCCGAGAAGTGTATGCTGATGAATACACAATGGAACACACTTTTGGTGAAGCATACACAAAGAAAGGTAAACAGAAAGGAAGCACGGCTACAAAAGGAATGGGAAAGAAATCAAGGAACTTCTTCCATATGTATGGAGTCGAGCCTGAAAATTACACTACGCTTCGTTTTGTGGACCCTCTTACAGGATACACGAAAGATGAGAACCCAAGAGTGGACATGCGTCTAGTCCAGCAAGAATTTGGCGAAATTAGAACACAAATGATTGAAGAAGACACACTGGATAGACAGAGAGTTATTAGAAACCCAGGTATTCAAGCATACTTTCTTGGGGCAGGTACAGAAAAGGCACTCAGGGTTGACTTAACTCCTCATATTCCCACACTATTGTGTAGAAATAGCAATAACATTTCGGGACACCCTGAGCGAGAGGATGAGCTGAGGCAGACTGGACCAGCAGTTGAGGTATTGATGGATCAGGTTCCAAAATCGAATGAGAGAGTAGAAATGGAAAGTAAGTCCATTTATAAAGGATTAAGAGACTATAATTCCATTGCCACATTAATTTGTCAATTGATCAACACATCTGATGGTCATGCTGAAACAATATATGGCATTGGATATGGTCCTTATATCATAACAAATGGACATTTGTTTAGAAGAAATAATGGTTGTCTCACAATTAGAACATGGCATGGGACTTTCACTATTCAAAACACAACTCAAATCAAAATCCATTTCATTGAAGGAAAGGATGCCATACTCATTAGAATGCCAAAGGACTTTCCTCCTTTTGCCAGGAGAAGCATGTTTAGACACCCACAGAGAGAGGAAAGAGTGTGTATGGTTGGAACCAATTTCCAGGACAAGAGTTTGCGGTCGACAGTTTCAGAATCATCAATAATATTGCCAGAAGGAAAGGGTTCATTTTGGATACATTGGATAACAACACAATATGGTGATTGTGGTCTCCCTTTGGTCTCTGTTAATGATGGTTACATAGTTGGATTTCATGGGCTGACATCAAATAGCTCAGATAAAAACTTCTTTGTGCCATTTATAGACGATTTTGAAAAGAAGTATTTACAAAGTGCTGAATCTCTATCCTGGGACAAACATTGGTTTTGGCAACCAGATAAGATAGCGTGGGGGTCGCTGAGATTGGTGGATGAGCAGCCGAAGGAGGAATTTAAGATATCCAAACTAGTCTCAGACTTGTTTGGATCTGATGTGGTGATTCAGAGCAAAAAGGAAAGATGGGTCTTAAGTGCGATGGAGGGTAATCTTGCTGCCATTGGACAAGCAGATAGTGTGCTAGTTACAAAACATGTTGTTAAAGGTAAATGCCCACATTTCGCACAGTATCTAGCACAAAATAGAGAGGCAGCAACGTTTTTCAATCCATTGATGAGTGCTTACCAACCAAGTAAGCTCAATAGGGAAGCTTTCAAGAAGGACTTCTTCAAGTACAACAAACCAGTGGTGTTGAATGAAGTTGACTATTCTTCCTTTGAGCTCGCAATTGAAAGGGTCAAAATGATGATGGAACAATTCGGTTTTCACAAATGTTTGTATGTGACAGACCCCGATGAGATTTATGATTCATTGAACATGAAAGCAGCTGTTGGTGCTCAATATAGAGGTAAAAAGCAAGAATTTCTTGGAGACATGAATCAGGAGGCAAAAGAACAATTGTTATATTTGAGTAGCGAACGGCTGTTCAATGGGAAGAAAGGAATTTGGAACGGCTCTCTCAAAGCCGAATTGAGGCCACTAGAAAAGGTGCAAGCTAACAAAACCAGAACTTTCACAGCGGCTCCTATAGACACACTGCTTGGGGCAAAAGTCTGTGTTGATGACTTCAACAACCAGTTTTATAGCTTCAATTTGCTTTGTCCATGGACAGTTGGAATGACAAAATTTTATGGAGGCTGGGACAAATTAATGAGAAGTTTACCTGATGGATGGTTGTATTGCCACGCAGATGGCTCGCAATTTGATAGTTCATTAACACCACTTCTTCTCAATGCAGTGTTGGACATAAGGAGCTATTTTATGGAAGATTGGTGGGTTGGAAAAACAATGCTCGAGAATTTGTATGCCGAAATAGTATACACCCCAATACTAGCACCAGATGGAACCATCTTTAAAAAGTTTAGGGGAAACAACAGTGGTCAACCTTCAACAGTGGTGGATAACACACTCATGGTGGTTCTTTCAATGTATTATTCGTGCAACAAACAAGGATGGACACATGAAGACATACAAAACAGAGTTGTGTTTTTCGCTAATGGCGATGATATCATGCTGGCAGTGCAAGATGAAGATGAATGGTTGTATGACACTCTGGAATCATCGTTTTCTGAATTAGGGTTGAATTATAAATTCAACGAAAGAACTAGGAAGAGAGAGGAGCTATGGTTCATGTCACACCAAGCAATGAGGGTGGACGATTTATACATTCCAAAGCTTGAACCAGAGAGAATAGTGTCAATCCTTGAATGGGATAGAAGTAAAGAGTTGATGCACAGAACCGAAGCCATATGCGCAGCAATGATTGAAGCTTGGGGTCATACAGATCTGTTGCGGGATATAAGGAAGTTCTACTTATGGCTAATTCAGAGAGATGAATTTAAGGAATTGGCAGCTGCAGGCAAAGCACCATACATTGCAGAGACGGCTCTGAGAAATCTGTACATGGATAAAGTTTCAAACAATGATGAATTGGAAAAATATCTTCAAACTCTTGATTTTGACTACACTGAGGGATGTAGCGAAACGGTTCTGTTACAATCTAATTCCACAGAGAAAGAGAAAGAAGCCATCGATGCTGGTAAGGGGCCAGAAAAGAAAAACAAGGATACCGACACATCCAGAGACAAAGGAAAGGAAACAGTCTTAAGGGATAAGGATGTCGGATCTAGTACAAAAGGCAGAGTCGTGCCAAGACTGCAAAGGATAACAAAGAAAATGAATCTACCAACGGTAAAAGGCAATGTTATACTTGATATAGATCATCTAATCGAGTACAAGCCTAACCAGATAGATTTATTTAATACGAGAGCAACAAAGGCTCAGTTTGAATCATGGTATGAAGCAGTCAAAACGGAATATGAATTGGATGATGCACAGATGGGTGTGGTCATGAATGGATTTATGGTTTGGTGTATTGATAATGGTACCTCGCCAAATATCAATGGCACTTGGGTCATGATGGATGGAGACGAACAGATAGAATATCCATTGAAACCTATGGTTGAAAATGCCAAGCCAACGCTGCGTCAAATAATGCATCACTTTTCGGACGCAGCAGAAGCATATATTGAAATGAGGAATTCTGAAGGACTATACATGCCTAGGTATGGTTTATTAAGGAATTTGAGGGATCGAAGTTTAGCCCGGTATGCATTTGATTTCTATGAGGTCAATTCTAAGACATCAGAAAGAGCAAGAGAGGCAGTGGCACAAATGAAAGCAGCAGCTCTTACGAATGTCGATAGTAGACTGTTCGGGTTGGACGGAAATGCTTCAACAAATTTGGAGAATACTGAAAGGCATACTGCAAAGGACGTCAATCAAAACATGCACACATTGCTGGGCATGGGATCAATGCAGTAAAGGATCGGGGAAACCCTTCCACAGTTAGCATCTCTAGTCGACTTTAAGTTTATATAATTACTATAGTTTATTTACTTTAAGTTTAGAGTGGTTCTACCACCTTTCGTCAAGCTTATTGTAATAGAGTGGCATTGCCACCAGTAATCATTAGTATTTATATTTATGTAAGTCAGGAAGAACCATCACACATTCGGAGCTTCTCAGAGTGGCATTGCCACGTGTATTAGCCGAGATACGGTGCTGTTGTTGTTCC